TCGACGGCGAGGCCCAGAAACCAATCTTCGCGTCGGTCTGACAGAACAACCCGGCCGCGTACGCCGACGCCGGAAGCGAGATCTCTCCGTTCGTCGCGTTGTCCCACGCCTTCGCGCCGGGATCGACCATGTACAGACGCTTGCTGCCGAAATTCTTCGCGTACGCGATTGCGGCCTCGTCGTCGAGGTTCGGGCCGTCGATCACCGCCACGGCACGCAGCTTGCCGGCGAGAGAATCGGCTGCCGTTGCGACAGGTTGCTTCGACGAGTGCCCAGGTGCGATCAGCAGTCGCGGCTGCGTGTTGAATCGCGACTTCGCGTCGAGCAATGCCTGCATACCCGTGCGCGCACCGCCGGCCGACACACCGCCGATGATCGCCGACGTAAGCTCCGCCGCATCGGCCGACGCCGGCACGCCCACCGCGATCACGATCGCGCTGCTCTGCGCGTAGACGGCGCGAGCCGCCCGTGCAATCGCACTGTTTTCGCCGAACGCCCGGACCGCCTCGCCGTAGCTCGTCAGTTGCACGGGAACGTTCGGCGACGCCAGATCGGGGCCGGGTGTGTACGTGTCGGTCATACCAACAACCGACGACGACGGCACGGCGATCGTGCGCGGGCCGCTGTCGACGATCGTCGTCGTGATGCCGTGAAAAAAGGAAGTCGCTGCCATGCGGATCTCCGGAAATAGAAAAAGCCGCTCGTCGGAGCGGCTTGAAACGAAACGACACCAACCAGACGAGTGGCATCGGCAAAGTTACTTTTTGGTGGATACGTCGGATACCTGCGGTTCCTCCGCTACGCTGTCTGCGTCCTGCGGACCGGCTTCGTCCGCACTGCGCTGCATCACGGCCTCCTGCGCAGCGCGATCGGCCTCGGCCTGCCGCTCAGCCTCGCGCCGTGAGGCTTCCTTAGCCTCGCGCTGCGCCTTTGCGACACGCTCAGCCTCGACCCGCACGAGAATCGCCTTCGGGTCGGGTTCATCCGGCCACGCAATCTCGGCGGGAAATGTCGGCGACTCGACGACATTCACCAGTGCGACCTGATAATCGGTCCACGCATCGAACGTTGCCGTTTCGAGATCCGACAACCGCCCGGTCACGCGCGCGTCCGCCTTGCCGAGATTCTGTCGACGGGCTTTTTCCAACCGGGCGAAGAAGTCGTTCATCGCCGCTTCGCGCACCCTGTCTGCGACGATCTGCTCGTCAATCGTCCACACTCCGTCACGCCACACATGCGCGTCGGACGGACGCGGGATTTCGGTAAGGCCCACGTCATCCGGCGTCACGCCTGCGGCCGTGATCTCTGCCGCTGCGCCGGACTCCGTGCGATAGAGTCGTACGCCGCGATAGTCCGGCAGCATTTCCCACTTGCTGTTGCGCCAGAACGGCCACGTACGCGGCGTACGCTCGGGCAGCGGTTCGAGCGTACAGAAGGCGGGAACCAAATATCGCTCCGGGTCCATCGGATCGACATCGGCGAGAAAGCTCACGATGTACTGGCCCGTCAGACTGTCGTATTGATTGCAAAGCATGCTCTACCTCACTCATTAGAATGCGCGGATCATGGCGAGCACGGCGATATTGCGCATGCGCGCTTCTGCACCGCCGTCGGCTGCCACAGTGATTGAGTGCGAGTGCCCGCCCGCCCCGCCGATGCCGACGTTGTGACCGTGCGCGCCGGCGCCCTCGGTGTTGAATTCGTGTGCGTGATCGCCAACCCAAACAATGTCCGCGGAATCTCCCACGCCGACTGCCTGTTCAGCACCGCTGCCCGACTGATCCGATCCCGTCAGCGACCCGTTGTAAGGCGGGCGCAGCAAACGGCTGAACTCACCATTGTTGTGGTTGTGTCCACCGGCACCGGCGGTCCACCCGTGGTGTCCGTGCCACCCCTGGGAATCAGTCCACGCGTTGTGTGCGTGATCCCCGACAGCTTCCGCCGATGCGCCATGCGCGTGCGATCGGTTTTGGCTGTCCTGCCACGTGCCGACGCGCCGACCGGGATCGGCCCCGCGGCCGACGTCCGCACATCGGACGCCTTCACCGCGAAACTCGGGAATGCGGAATGTCGTAGCACCGTCCCCATTCGAAAACGAACCCCAGTTTCCGTTCGCCCAATCCTTCTCCTCGACCAGCGTGCCGCTGCCTTGCGCATAAGCCCACAATGCCGGGTAATCGGCCCGCTTAAGCATCGATCCGTTCAACGTGAGACATCCCGCTCGCGGCGCAGTACGCGACTCGAAGATGATCTGTCCGATAGACGCCGAAGCAATCGCGTCAATGACGAACGCTGTCGATGCCGCATTGCCGGACCGATCTCCTGATGCCGGCGTCGGAACTTGGACCGCTCGATCGAAAATCGTGCCTTTATTGGCGGTGAATCGGACGTTGACCAGTCCGTTACACGTCACGCCGAACTCGCCATCAGCGATGTGATACAGCCCGGTATCCGGTGCACCATCCTTGTCGAATGCGAGTGACGGATTCTGTGGCGTACCTTCCGACAAGAAGATCCGGGCACCGGGAGCAAGGAAGAGCGCACCTTTGAGCGTTCCGCCATTGTTCAGGTCTAGCGGCGTGAGATTGCCCTCGTTCCAAACGACTTTGTCGTTGACCTTCAGGACACGCTCGGCATAGTGGTATTGAAACGACCCGAGGTCGCCGGAATACCAGCCGGCACGGCCAGCGTTCGCGAAGAAGTAGCCGTTGTTCTGCCCCAATAGAATGCGCCCTTCCCCAGCCGTTCGTTTCAGCGTAAGGTCACCGAGCATCTCGACCGGTCCACCAATGACGGTCCCCAAACCAGTACCGTCGATCCGCACGACGCCGGTGTCGAGATTCCACGAGAGCGGCCGGTAATCGTTCCACGGTCCGAGCGGGTCATTCTTCTTCGTTTGCAGCAGATAGGAATCCCGGTCATCGTTGCGCAGCATGACTCCATAGTTGGTCCCCACGGCTCGATACTGACCTCCAAGGGTTCCGTCGAGATCCATCCCGGTCGAACGCACGCCGCTTGCGAACGTCGCGCGGTATGCCACCTGCAACCCATCCCGTCCGTTGTCTGCCGTCGTGCCCAGAAGCACACGCCCCTCGGCGGTGAAGCGCATCCGCTCGGCTCCGCCAGAGATCAACGCAAGCCAACCACTCGGAACCGCCGGCCCAACAAAGGAATTGTTGCCCTGAATCTCCAGGTGCGACACTCCCTGCGAGCCGATCTGCAGATAGCCGTCACGGGGCGAAAACATTCCGGTATCCGGATCGGTGTCGAACCCGTAGCCGGCGTTGTTGGCGTTGTTTGGCGTGATTGCACCCTGCTTTGCCTTCAACGTGCCCTTCATTGTCCCGCCCGCCGTTGACAGCTTGTCGGTGCCGAGCGAATCGACCTGCTTGCCGATCGCGTCGACCCGCTTGTCGTTTGCGTCGGCCCGGTCCTTCAGATGTCGCGTGCGATTCGCAAGTTGCTTTGTCGGGACGTTGTCGACTCCGTCCGGGCCGCCTTGCACGGGGTCCGACGTCTCGAACTGATAAACGCCCTCTTCCCACTTGCTTTCTTCTTTCAGATTGGCCATGTACCGATCACCCCTCGCGTAAATTGACCATTGCGTGTCGCGACACCGTTATGTCGGATCGCAACCTCAGAAAAGTCCAGCCACGCAAGCCGGCTACGAGCCGGCGCGTAACGCTCGATCGCACGCTTCAGGTTCTCGCCCTGATCGCGCGTCACCGGCCGCCGCAGCTTGACGATGTATTCGGCCCACGCCGTCGAGCCGCCATGGAGATACCGGCCATCGCGCTTACCCGAACCGTCGCGGCGCTTGATCTGCCGCCCCTCCTGAATGTCAATCTCGCCGAAGCCGAGCCGCCGGACAATCTCGCGAATCGCCCACGGCGTGCCCTTCTTGCGGTAGATCGCCAGTGACGACTTGATCAGCTCGCGGCGCGCGTCGTCGGACTCCGCCAGCTCCCACCCATCGACGGCCAGCGACCACGCCAGCCACGGCAGGAAAGCAGCCGGACAGCAATCCGCATCCCAGAGCGTCCGGATCACGTTCGGGTCGACGCTCGGCCGCATCACCTGCGCGAGAGCCGCCTCCAGACTCGTCTGGTTCGTCGGCAGTAGTGCTTCAGTCGTCATCGTTCACCTTCGGATTCAGCACGATCGACGTGCAGCGTGCGAACTCGTCAACCGCGCAGACAACATCCATCGTCGGGGCCTTCAGATCAACGCGCACGACACCCGATTCTTTCGGATGCAGCGCCCCGGTGATTGCCGATCGCGGCATGCCGACACGCAGCGCTTCGCCCGCCGCTATCGCGATATCGAGATCCGCTTTGCGGGCAGCGAGCACCACGCCGGGATCAGGCCCGCGACCGATGTACACGTCGGCAACGATCGCGTAATTGACCGGCCGTGCGGCGACGACCAGCAACGTGTCGTTGAGCGGTCGACGATCTTCCGGTGAAAGCGCGCGACGCACTGTGTCGAGCAATGCGGCGCTCGCGATCCCGCCGTTCGAAGCTGACTTCACGACCACGCGCACGACACCCGGCTCAGGATGGTCGACACGCACGTCCGCGACGTCCGCCGACGCGTCCATCGCGAGCGATCGATACGAGCCGGCCGGCCCGGCCGTCGACGCGCGCTCGATCCCCATCTGTGTACGCAGTCGCAATCGCTCGTCGCGCTCGTACGTGACCGGAATCGGCGGATGCGCTTCAGGATCGCCCGGATCGACGATTTCCTTCTTCAGGTTCCAGAGCGCTGCAAGGTGTTCGAGATCCGCGCCCGTCGCGTAGGCCAGCAACACGGCACGCCCCGCATCGTTGACTCGCGCCCGATATCCGACTTCGTCGTACGCGGCCAGCTCCAACACCTTGACGACTGGATCGGATTCGAGCGCTGCTGTCCAATCCGGATAGATGCTCTTGAAGTGCTCCAGCTTGCGCTGGTACAGCTCCTCGAAGTCGAGCGTTTCGACGAGATCCGGCGGATCAAGCGCAGAAAGATCGATCACGGTCATATCGTCACCTCAAATACAACGTCATCGCCGCTGTAGCGGCCGGCGATCCGAAAAGTTACTTTGCCGTCCACGACAGACAACGCGTTCACGCGCTCAAGCGCGATGCGCGGCTCCCACCGTCCGATCGCGCGTGCAGCTTCGGCCTGCGCGGCCGAGATCCATCCGCGCGTGACTGGCAGGTCGACCATCGCGGGAAGATCGGAGCCGTAGTCGGGCCGCTCGCGCCGGGTTCCCTTGCGTGTGCCGAGAATGTCCGCGATGCTCTGAACGAGATGATCGAGACCGCCGATCAGCCGGCCCGTACGGCGGCACATACCGACCAGCGCGACC